AAAAAAAGAGAAATCATGAAAAAGAATATCAGACAGAATTTCTTCAATCATATCAAGAAGGTACTTGATATAGTTGACAAGATGGGGGATGAGGCAAAGCATTTTCGCTGCATAGTCCTCATGGGTGACAGAACCATTCCGAAGGCATACGCATTCATGCACGCATCGCCCGAAGACCTCAAAAATCTTATCTTGAACGCCATGCGCAATAGCGACCAGTTCACCTACGCTACAGCAAAGGCATTCGAGGAATACGATAAGGAACTGAGAGAAAAAGAAGAAACTTTAAACAAAGATAAAAATGAAGAAAATCCTATTCAAAACACTTAAACTGCAAAATTTCTGTGGCATCCGTTCCGGAGTCTTCGATTTCGGAGAAGACCTAACCGTTATCTCGGGAGACAACGGAAGAGGCAAGAGCACTATTGCCAACGGCATCATGTACACATTATTCGGTACTGATACCAACGGAATGCAGCTCGACATCAAAACCTTCGATGAGAATCACAATATTATCAAGGAGATAGAGCATTCATCAGAGTTGGTTATGTTGGTAGATGGTGATGAAATCTCATTCAAGCGAGTTCTGACCGACAAGTGGAAATGTGATAAATGCACCAACACCTTCAAGTACTATGTTGATGGTGAATTGACTACCGCAGGAGATTTCAGCAAAGTAGTTAACGACATCTTTCAAGAAGACCCATTTTCGTGGTGCATCTGTCCTAATCTGTTCCTTGGTATGACATGGCAGAATCAGCGTGCATTCCTACAGTCGTTGGCAGGTTACATTTCAGTCGAAGACATCACGAAGGGCGAAGAGAAGTATGATTATCTTGTTGAACTCCTCAAACAGAAAGATATTGATGCCATCCTTCACCACCTCAAGCACAAGCGTACAGAAGTTCAGAAGGAACTCGATGCGGTCCCTATCAGACTTGCCGAACTCGACAAGACCCTTCCACCAAAGCAGGATTGGAAGGCATTGGGTAAAGAAGGTGATGAGCTGCAAGAAAAGTTGGCAGAGATAGGCAACAAGATTCAGCAGATTCGAACCGGTGGAGCAGACAGAGTTCGACTTGACGGAATCCGCAAGAAAATTGAATTTGCTGAAAAACGCAAGCGAATGATGGAGCAGGGCGCAGACAAGGAGTCTACAGATAACATGACCAAGCACCAAAGCGATGTTCTCAACGCCAACGCAGCCTTCAATAAGGCAGAATCTACGGTTGAAAACCTTAAAGCAGTCATGAGTGGCTATCCTACCACCGAGGTTCAGATAAACGCTCAGATTGAAGATTGCAAGAAGAAGGTTAGCGACTTAAACAAGCGCAGCGATGAGATTGCCAAGCGCACTTGGGAATGGGATGATAAAGAAGGTTTCTGTCCTCATTGCGGTCAGGCTCTCCCTATCGGTGATGTTCAGCTCCTTAAACAGGAATCTCAGAACCGATTTAACTCTCAAAAGGCAGAGGATATGAAGGAACTCAACAATGAGTTTGCCAAACTCCAAAGCGCATACACAGAACTAAACAAAGAGTTAGATAAACTGAATGATGATCGTCAGACCACCACAAACCAACTAGTCAAGGCTCATCAGGCGCTCAAAGATGCCGAAAAGCATAAGGAAGAAGTTGATGCCGATGCTCCACGTACCTACGAGCAGATTCTTGCAGAGAAGGAAGAATATCAGCAGGTAGTGAAAGAGATTGGTGAGTTGCAGTCAGAACTCGACAATCCATCTGAGAGCAATGAAGATAACGAAAAGTTACTTCAAGCACTCGATGAAGAGCAAAAGCCGCTTTCTGACAGATACGATGAAGTCCTCGGACTCCTCGCCTCAAAAGCATCTTACGACAACATAATGACTCATATCGAAGCAGCACAGAAGGATAAAGCCATCTTCCAGGAGCAGCTTGATGATATTGATGATAAACTCAACATCACAAACGAGTTCTATCAGTTGTCTTGCAAGGCTCTCGAAGACAAGGTTAATCAGCACTTCCGTTTCGTAAAATGGAGTCTGTTCCTTCCAAAACTCGATGGTGAGAAGAAACCTTATTGCGAATGTTATCACAATGGTGTGCCTTACAGCCGCCTCAATGGTGCTGCAAAGGTGAATGCCGGAATCGACATCGCGCGCACTATCGGTCAGTTCTATGATGTATCGGTTCCTGTCGTGCTCGACGAATGCGAAAGTGTTAACCATCCGCTCAGCACAGGCGGTCAGCAAATCCGTCTTGTAGTATCAAAGGATGATAAACTGAAGGTTGAGTATTTCGCTCTGACCACAATGGATTGAAACGCATCATGCAAATCAAGACGAAGTTCGATATAGGTGATGCAGTCTATCTGCTCGATGGGTACAAAATCCGACGTGCAAACATCGTTGGTGTATTCTTTCAGCAGATAGGCGAGGCACCTTGCTCTATTCAGTATAAGTTCGCAGTTTTCCCAACAAGGAAAGAAAGCGAAGTGTTTAAAACAAAAGAAGAATTAATCAAACATATAAGTAAATAAAAATCATGGCAGAAACTTTAAAATTAGAAATGTTGGTTGACAAAGACCTTATCAAGGGAACTCTAGCGTTAGGAGGAGGCATGAAGGACGGAACGGATTCGAGCCGGATAAAGAAGTGGTTAGATAACAACGATCGAGTAGAGGTTGATCCAAAAGAACTTTTTCCGGAAAGTGGTGAAATCAACCTTGCTTTGGGAACAATAGCCTTAGCTGGTATCGCTAAGGTATTAATCAATCATAAAGAAGAGGAGAAGTAATCATGGCAGAAACAGCAGTAGCAAAAGCGCAGCCTTCTCAGAAGGCAGTAGCAGTTAAGAATTTTCAGGCGGTAATGAACAATAGTTATTACCAAAGCCTGTTGCAGAGTTCACTTAAGGAGAACAAAGGTGCTTTCTGTACCTCACTCATGGAAATCTTTTCATCCGATGAAAAGTTGCTCCAGTGTAAACCGAATGATTTGATGGCTGAGGCTCTGAAAGCAGCATCCCTTCGCTTGCCTCTCAATAAGCAGTTAGGACAGGCGTATCTCCTTCCGTTCAAGAACAAAGGAGTAATGACTCCTACGCTCGTTATCGGTACGAAAGGTTATCTCCAGTTGGCTATGCGTACTGGCAAGTACGAGACAATCAATGCTGATGTAGTATACGAAGGCGAGTTCAACCATTACGACAAGGTTACAGGAAAGCTTGATCTTTCGGGTGCTCAGATTTCAAATACTCCAATCGGTTACTTCGCCTACTTCAAGAAGAAGGATGGTCTTACCAAACTTCTCTATATGACACTTGATGAGGTATGCCGGTACGCAAAGCAGTATAGCCCTACCGTCAAGTTCAGCGAAAAGGTTGATGCTGAGAAGTTGAAGGAAATGGCTATCAAGCAGGCTGCCAACGGAAGTGGCGAAGGCGTAGGATGGTATTCCAACTTCGAAAGTATGGCCATCAAGACTGTTCTCAGAAGACTCCTGTCGAAGTGGGGAGAACTCTCTATCGAATCAAATGACATCACGAACCTTGATGAGGCTCCTTCTGCTATCGTTCAGCGTGATGAAGAGTTTGCCGAGGCAAAGAACGTTATCACCGTCAATGCTGATACCGGTGAAGTTGTGAATGCCGAAGAAGTACATGATGAGCAGCCACAGGCTCAGAAGTTTAGTTTGAGTTAAGTATGAAGTTAATAATCGTAAATAGCAATAGTCTTGGCAATAGCTACGTACTGGAGGCTAGTAATGGTCAGCAGCTCTGTATAGAGGCAGGTCGTCCTTTGCAGGAAGTAAAGAAAGTTGCAAACCTCAAAACATCAAAATGCGTGGGAGTGATTATCAGTCACTCCCACGGCGATCATGCAAAAAATGCCAAAGACTTTCTCAAAGCAGGAATCGATGCTTACTCTACCGAAGAGCTATCCGAGAAATGCAAGGGAGTAAAAGGCATGATTAAAGAACAGACCTATCATCTAGGTGCTTTCAGTATCACCCCTATGAAGGTAGAACACGATGTGCCTTGTTTCTCTTTCCTCATTCATCATCCGGAAATGGGAACCATGATGTTCTTCACCGATTGCTACAATATGGAAAATGTAGTTCAAGGGTGCCGGTACTTCTTGGCAGAATGCAACTATGATGATTCTCTCCTAGAGAAAGCCGTAAACGAAGGCAAGACGATAGTCAGCCAAGCCGACCGCATCCGTCTTTCCCACATGAGTCTGGCTCACTCTATCGAGTATCTCAACGAATGCAAGGCAGCCAATACCGCCAAGCGCATCGTCCTCATTCATGGTTCAGCACGTCATCTTAACCCAGATGTTGCCGTAAACAAATTCCAGCAGGTCCTCGGTGTTCCAACCGACTATGCTTGCAAGGGTTTAGTAATCAATCTAATGTAATTATAATAATATGAGTGTATACAATCCTAATGATCCTCGCGACTATCTGAGAATAGTGAAGGAAGTTCAGAAATCCAAAGAATGTGGGTATAAAATCGAACTAAAGAAGTTCCACCCCATTCAGACCGACAAGCAGTCAAGCTATCTTCACTTCATGATTAGCTATCTCGCCCTAAAACTAGGGCAGACCTTCTACGAAACGCTTCGTGATATTCAGCGCAACGTTTGCAGCTACATCTTCTATACCGATGAGGTAGACAAGACAGGTAACCGCAAATACAAGCCTCTCACTTCCCTCAATACAGCAGAGGCTAGCAGCGTTATCCGTAACGTGATAGATTACGCAAATGTCCGCAGTATCATGATTCCGGAACCCGATGACCAAGTTGGTTTGCAGTATTGCAAGCGAGAACTCGAGAACTCTGGTGCCGGTTGGGTATAAATCATCAAAATCATATAGCTTATGAAAACGTTAAAGGAAATCCATTCGGAGGCAAATAAATATTCGGAAAGCGAACCTCTTCAAGATGCTTTTGTAGCCGGTGCAAGATGGGCGCTTACTGGTAAGTATTACAAGCCTTCTGAGTTGTTCAACAATCATGCAGAAGTGGAGACGGTAGACTTGGAGGTTGAAGAATCTTCTGCTATCATCCAAACTGAGCCAGCTCCAACATTTGAGGAGTTTTGGGAAGCTTATTCTTATAAAAAAGGTAGAAAAAAGGCAGAAGAAAAGTGGAACAGACTAAAGCTAGCCGATAAATTAGCTTGCATGGCAGCCGTTCCTGCTTACGTGGCATCGACCCGCAAGCCGACCGACCCGATCGTACCTCATGCTAATATACCCTTCCGCATGTATCCACTCACTTATCTGAATGGTGAAAGATGGGAAGACGAAATAGAAACACCTGTAAATTATGAGCAACAACGGAATATCCAACGTTCAGAGCGCGCTGCCAGACTCATCGCGAGTGCCTATCATCAGGGATAAGGCAAACTATCAGCGTCCTGCAACCTTAACTGAGGCTATAAAGAAGAATAAGGAAACCATGTTGGATATTCAGAAACGTGGTGGACTAAGAGACCTCGTAGGATGGGTAACAGGACGACTGATAGACCTACTCTATTATCTGGGCGCCTACGATAATGCGACAGATTATCAGATTCAGTTGCTTGCTCAGCGTATCTGTACAAAGTATTTCTACATTACACCTGCAGAACTTGATTACTTCTTCGTAGCCTTCACCAATGGTGAATACAACAAGCTCATCAACAACGGAAAAACCATCAATCCTCAAGATATTATGAGAGGATTGATAGCTTACGAGGCAGACCTGCTGAAGGAGCGTGGAAGAGTTGAGGACGAGCGCAGAAAAGAAGAAGAGCGCCTGAAAGCGATAGAGGATGCAAAGAAGCCTCATGGCATAGAGGCATGGAGAAACTACTGCAAGTCGAATGGTTTAGACCCCGATAAGCATACATTGCCATCCGTCAGCCTACATGATGTCAACAAGGAACTGAACATTCAAAATCCTGGAAGTATGACCGACTTAAGATAAACAAACAATAAAAAATAAAAGTTATGAATATAATTCAAATAGATGTTATCATTGTGCTATCTATCCTGTGGTTGGTAGCTATAGCAATCATTGTTGCAGACCGTATCAAATACCGAAAGTACTATTCTAGTAAAGGTAAGATGGTGGTCCTTCGCATCAACAATCCCGATGTGCGGGACCGTCTCAACTCAGAGGGATTATCTCTCTGCCAGTGTGCTTACTATAACACACACAAGTATCTATACACCATCGAAGGTGATCGTATCTGTGGTTTTACCGAAGAATGCACCCATCTGATAGAAGATGCCATCAAAAACCATCAAGAGGTAATTGATTGTGATATTGATGTCATCAAGTTCGTGAATGAGGTCAAGAAGTTACAACAGGATTATGAAACTAAAGAGGAGGAGTAAGTATGGAAATCGTAGGTAATAAGTTAACTATTAATATTCCTAGAGGAATGGAGATAGATGTTGAGAACAGCGATTTGAAGACTGGTGTTATAATGTTCAAGAAGAAATTCATCAATTTTAATGATGTAAGGTCTTCTATAATTGCGAAAGTTGATTATTCAGAAGTGAAAAAGAATCAGAATAAGCTAGATGCAATAAACAAGCTCATGAACATCGCTAGTTATTATAACGGTGATTGGAAGCCAGACTGGGGTAATATAGGAGAAGAGAAATACTTTATCATAAAGTCTGACAGACCTGAACGTTTGTTTGTGGATTCTAGATTAGAATCAAATTATGGCTGCGTCTATTTTCGAAGAGAAGCAGATGCACAAGCTGTGATTGATAATCCAAATTTCAGAAGTATTCTTGATGAAATCTTTAAAAAATAATGAGGAGTGATAGATATGAAGACTTTTATTTTTGATGTTATGCTCAACGGAAGATTCATCTGCACTTTAAAGTATAAATATTGTGCGCTCTTTCTG